ATATCTGAAGCGTAGTCTGAGCAGAAAGCGCAGACAATTAGATTAGCCTCATCGGCTTGGACATTAGAGAGAGTTATCTCTCTGATTAGTGTAGTCATTTTAAGACCACCTTTCGTTATTAAGATTTACTTATTGTTCAATCTTTATACTATAAGTCTATAAGGGGGGACTGACATTTTAGGGGTTATGGCTCGGCGTGTCGCAAAAATCATGAAGATATTTTCAATAATCGTGTGATACTCCTCACATATGGTCGCTCTATCTGGACATATCGGACATTTTAAATGTGTGTATCATACATAATAAAATATTATTAACATTTTGGTGAATATGAATATATTAGTCGACTAGGATTATATAGTGATATAATTTATTTATGGATGATAAAAAGCCCTCAGTTATAATAACAAATACTAATACGTTTGGCGCATTAAACTTGGAAAATTATTTAGATATTGAAAAAAAAATACATCAAACGGTATTAAGTAAGTTTATGTATGGGAGTGATAATAAAGATCCTTTTTACGTAAAAGCTTTGGTTGCCAGAAAAAATTTTTTTACGGTGGATTTCCCAGGGGAGTGTGGTCCAGTTCATGACTTATGCGCTGGTGCGTCTATAATTTTTAAACGGGGCGTTAGATTCGAGGTTTTAAATGGAGAATTTTGGGAATTTGCATTTTTGGTGGAGCCTTATAAAAAATTTGGAAAAGGTAGCAAGGCCTATAAGGTCCTATATAAAGTAGAAGAGCATTTTGAAATAGATGTTATGGCAGACAGTGAAGAAGAGGCCATAGAAACTGCTAATAAACAAGACATGTGTTATTGGAATCATCATGAGCCTAGTATGGGTAAAAAAGTAAGACCTCTAACTTCATTTGTTGTTTGGGATAATTTTAAGGTGACTGAAATTAATGAATAGTGCTAAATTAATTCTTGATATTACAAGGCAACTAGAACCAGTTGTTGAAAATGAAATGAATAGGCATAACTCTGTTTCTAAAATGTGGTATCCACATGAGTATATTCCTTGGGACCTCGGAAGCAATTTCTCCAGAATGGGTGGGAAAGATTTTGACGAATCTCAGTCAAAATTAAGTAAAGTTGTACAAGACTCTCTATTGATGTCTTTATTGGGGGAAGATAATTTGCCTGCATATCATACTGAGCTTACTTATGCATTTGATAAAGATGGGCCTTGGAGAACATGGGTTGATCTGTGGTCTGCCGACGAAAATCGTCACTCAATTGCACTAAGAGATTATATAGTTACGACTCGTGTTCTGGACCCAAAGAAATTAGAAAATTTAAGACTAGAGCACATGAAGAAAAGGTTTAAAATCCCATCTTATAAAAATGATATGATACACACTATTGTATACACCACTATTCAGGAACTTGGAACCAGGGTTATTCATAAACATACCGCAAAAATTACTAATGAGCCTATTGGTGAAGCCTTAATGGCAAGAATTGCAATGGATGAAAACTTGCACTTTATAGTATATAGAAATCTTGTAAAAGCTGCACTTGAAATAAATCCAGATGTTGGCATGGAAGCCATATCCAATGTTATTATAGGATTTGACTTTCCCCAGCATCAACTTCCAGGATATAGAGAAATGGGTAACGCTTTAGCTTTTGCGGAAATATATGACCCCAGTATTCATTTAGATGAAGTTATATACCCAATACTAAAATATTGGGATGTTGAAAATTTAATTTTATCTGGCACTGGGGATCACTATAGAAATGCTTTATATGCCTTTTTAAATCAAACAAGGAAATCTGCAAATAGATTTATACAGATTAAGCAAGAACATGATTCAAACATGTCTTCTACTTCCGCCGCACTTTTTTAGCACTTATTTAGGATGGTTTAGATATAAAGTTTTTAAATATACACCACTGAGATATTGTATATCTAACTCCACTTGTTATTGGAGCTACGCCGTGTACGTAATGTAAGTTTCCAGGGAATAGCACAACTGAACCCCTTTTTGGCTTAAAGCCATAATTTAGTTCTGGAAAATAAAGTTCTCCGCCTTCAAAATCGTCATTAAGATAGCCAAGGATTGATAGGTGTCCGCTCCATAAATAGGGAAATTCTTTTACCTGTTTATCAAAACTGGGGGTATCGTAATCTGGATCGTCTACGTCTAGTATATCTGTATGTGGATCGATGTATGTTCCAGTTGGATGTGTTACATATAAAAACGGTCTATCTTTTATTAATGGTTGCCCATAAAGGTTTTGTCCTAACTCGACCATTTTTCTTCCCATCATTTCTCCAAAAAATAATTCATCTAATGATGGTGAATGTCCCTGTATCTGCTGCAAAGAATACGAGTGGGTAGCATTTTCATTAACTGGGTGTTTTTTTAAAAAAGTTAATGCAGTAGAAATTTCTTTTTCGGATAAAAAATTTTCTATTATTTTAATATTATCAGTCCCAGTTCCTATAATTTCTGTTATATTATCTATTTTTAACAGATCTTTTCTGGGCATATAGTCTTTTGGTGTTAGTGGGTGCATTGTTATATTGTAGCATTATTTGATATAATGTAATAATGTCTAATAAAGAATATATAGAATTTGTGCCTTTGTCTAACGACATGTTAAAAAATGCAAAAATATATGCAGACAAAATAGACTATCTTAAAGATCAAAATACAATAGATTCCTATTTAGAAATTGGCGTATTGGCGGGAAGGTATACTGACATGGTTATAGGAACACTTTCTCCCAAAAAAATCACACTAGTTGATCATTTCATGTCAGACGATTATGACAGCCCAGGCTGGGAAAGATTTACAAGAAAAACGCATTATTCTTATATTAAAGATAAATATAAAAATAATAAAAATATTGAAATTATTCAAAAAACAATTCACATAAAAGAAAGTAATTTAATTACAAGCAAAAAAAAATATGATTATATTTACATAGACGCAAACCATGATTTTGATTTTGTAAAATATTGTTTAAGTTTTGCCGTAGCTCATTTAAATAAAGGTGGAGTTATAGGATTTAATGATTATGTAGTATATGATCATTTTACTAATGAATATACTGGGGTCGTTGCTGCTGTGAATGAATTTTTATCAGAAAATCCTCAATGGGCTATCAGCGCATTTGTCATTGGTGAAGTCATGCATTCGGACATTTATATAAAAAAATATAATTAATAAATTGGCTTCATCGTCTATCGGTTAGGACATTGCCCTTTCACGGCAAAAGGACGGGTTCGATTCCCGTTGGAGCTACCATTTGACAGAAAAATTTTTATAATGTTATACTTAACTCGGTTTTGGGGGGTTACACTAAGGAACTCAGATATACCAGATGTAATCGCCCTCCCTGTCTTTCTAAGAAGATTTTTTAAACTTAGGGGGGAGGGGGGGTTTGCTAAAAAATCTAAATACCCAGATATACATTAAAAGAACATAATATATAATAAGATAATGAAGTCTGAAAAGACTAGCATAGCTAAACAAAAAGCTTATCTAGCCAGATATATTCAAGAATTAAAATCTAATACTCCATGTATGGATTGTAAGAAAAATTTTCCCTATTACGTAATGGATTTTGATCATGTGCGGGGGCGGAAACAAGCAAACGTATCAGAACTCATTGTGACCCTATCCAAAAAAAGAATAGATCTAGAAATAGCTAAATGTGAGATAGTATGTTCTAATTGTCATAGGGTCAGAACTCATCAGAGAAAAATTAATAAGTCTATATAATATCTTAGTCAACTAGAATAATAGGATATACTGTATACATGAATATAACACAATTCATAGTAATATTTATCCCAGCTATAATTCTTATCATAGTTTTTTGGGATAATCCCTTATAGAAATTGATTTAAAGCCATTTTAAGGCCCTATGCATGTATGGGTATGGGTATATAGCTAAAACCTTCTTAGAAGCCCTATAGAGCAATTTAGAGGTATATCTCTTACATTGGCTATATGGGTAAAATTATATGTTCTTCTCTACCGCCGCCGAGCACTTCAATTTTCGCACTATATTTTTTGCAATTGCACTTATTTAAGTCGAAATAATTTTCTTAATCTATATTTAAATATTTTATATTTTAAATACATTTTATATTCAGGGTCTCCTGGCTGAAAATGTTCGCCAGCAAAATGATACCAATGGCTTTCAGCAGAAGGGTTGTTACTAAATTTAGCAAAGTATCTTGGGCTCATGAATTAATTATACACCCATTTAAACAGAAAACCCAATCAGAGGCGGATCCGATTGGGTTCTGGCATCTAATGATGCAGTTGTATGAGGAGCATAAATGCTCAACTTATACTACACCATTATAAAATAACTTATTTTCAAAGTCAATGATTTTTTATTTTAGCCCTTAATGGTTTTGCAACACGATAAGTCACTCTATCTATACCTCTGGGGAATTTCCCATAAGTTTTTATTTTAAATGAGTTAGACATTGCCAAAAGAATTATTTTCATTTCAATCATTGCAAATTGGTCCCCAATGCATTTTCTATTACCTTCACTAAACGGGAAATATGCACCTAAAGGCAAGTTTTTTTCAAAATCCCCATCCCACCTAGAAGGTATAAACTTTTCAGGGTTTGGGTATATCTCTGGTATTCTATGAGTAACATATGGGTTTACAATTACAAACGAACCCTTTGGAATAAAGTTTCCATCTACCTCAACATCCTCTTTTGCCATTCTAGGCAAATTCCAAATAGGAGGGCAAAGTCTTAATGTTTCTTTTAAAATACTAGAACAAACGGGGGCGCTAATAATTTTTTGTAGTACCTCTTCTTCGGATAGACCAGAGTTAAAAATACTCTTAGATTCTTCAATTAATTTATTATATTCTTCTGGATGCCTGTTTAGATAAGCCAAAGCCCATACCAGAGTGTTTGATGTAGATTCAAATCCAGCAAGGATTACAGTAAGCATTTCATCTAAAATTTGATGCTTAGACATTTTATTACCATCTTCATCTGTGCTGTTTATATATATAGATAGCAGGTCGTCTCCATCTAAATTGCTTTTGATTTTATCTTCATACACTTTTTCTACAAATTCATACATAAATACAGTTGAGTTTACAAAGTTTTTAAAGTAAGGGATATTCATATTTTCAAACCTTGTTAAGGATGGATTCTGTGTTCGATCCATAGCATTTACCGACACAGTTAACTCGTCTTTTATTAATTCAGAGTTATGCTGAACATCAACTCCAAAGACGCACCTACTAACAATATCTAAAGCCAAAGAGTTTATCTCAGAACGAATTTCAATTTCTTTTTTGTTATTTTTTAATTCATCAATTTTACTTTTAGTTATGTTAAACATTATATTAGACATGCTTAATAATTTTTTATGATCAAAGCTAGACATTGTCATTCTTCTAAAAACAAAATGATCTGGATTCTCACTAACCAGCAATCCATTGCCAAGAAGTCTACGTGCCCTGCCCCACAAAGGACCTTTAATAAAAGATTTTTGCTTAGCAGCTAAAATTTCCCAAGCCCCCTGTGGAGAAAAAATATAAATTACTAAATATCTTCCCCTGTAGGTAGAATAAGATTTTCCATAACGCAACATATCTTTTACATATACTTTTGCTGTATTTAAAAAAAATCCATAATGTCTATTTAATGGAAAATATAATTTTGGAATTTTATTTTCTAAATTTTTTGATTTAACGTCTCTTTTTGTAATAGGAATATGTCTAGGGTCGACCCATCTAGCGCTTAATCTAAAAAACGGGTATAAATTTTTTTTTAACATTCCCAGACTCCTTTGTTTGTCATTAAAAAATCATACATTTCAAAATCATAGTTATTTAAACCTATAATCTGTTTAATTTGATTTGAGCTTAACATTTTTTTTATATCATCCGTGTTATATAAAGATTTATTTTTTTTGATATTTAAAAAATTACCATTATAATTTGATTTTTGTAAAATTTTAGAAAGTCTGTCTAAAAACAAAGTTCTATTTTCTGTAGTTCCTATTATAGCAAAATTATTTAATTTTTCTTTCCATAAAGAACCATTATTATTATTTTCAATAAAATGAGAAGTTGTACTACCTTTAGCCAATAAAGAAAATTTATCTATTTTATTAGATAAATAATCTGTGCTCCACTTGTTAGAATCTTCAAAATTTATTGATGATGTCATACTTCTACATTGAAAGTTGGTTATAAAATCTAAATTGCTGGGATCAGACAAAAACCTATCAAAGCTTTTTTGTGTTGGGAAATCAGGTTTTCTATTTAACATAATATTAAAAATATTATAGGTATGCATAAAATAACTAATGCACCTATCTACTGGATCCCTAAGCATTGTAACTCCAGATAAATTTAAATTATTTTTTTTGTATAAAGAAAAAGGATATGATGCAAAATGTCCAGAAATCAATTTAGATCTCAACATATCTTCATCATTAATATATGATATTTGATTTATAAAAGTTTGATGTCCTTTAAAATTTTGTTTTAATTCTTGTTGAAGAGACAGCCCAGAATTTTTTGGAATATGCATAAAATAAAAACTTTTACTATTTACTTTGTTATCTGTTGAGATTTTTTTTATAAGGGTATTATCCTTTAAACGCATTCCATGTTCTAACTCATAAAATGGCAACAATGCAATATTATTTTTATCATAAAGTCCACTTGTAGCGGGATCATTGTTTACAGTTTCTAATATTTCAAATAAAAAATCATCGCTATACTGTACGTTGTTAACAAAATTTGCCATTTTATTCTGTTTCTGGAGTATAAGAAGGAGCGGGGCCCAATAAAAATCCTTGTTCATGGTAATCAACCATTTTAGAAACTTCATCTGCCCCCACAGTACTTTTAGCTATTAAAGTCAGCATGTCATATATTCTATGCAACATAATATAATTAACCATAGGAAGGTTATCTTCTAAGTTTTGATTTTGCGGTGCATCAGACATTTTTAACTCCATTTACTAATAATACAATTTTATCATAAAAAGAGTTACCTATAAAGTTTTTATAGTCGCAAGAAATGCAATATAGAAATATGTTGTCATTTAGATCTAAATTGCAAAAAAGAGAACCCTGGTCCATTGGACATTCCAAAACTGGAACAAGGCCCTCTTCTGATAAAGCTATATACTGAGATACATATTGTATCTGTCGCAAAATTGCTCCTTAAGCTTTAGGGAATTGAGGAATCAACTCCTTGGCCTTTCCTATTGAGTTAGGCCACGATGACCAATCTTTTCCGCCTTTAGTCATATAATACGTTATCTCTGCGTTTGTTACTGGATCAAATAATTCCTTATTTGAAACTAAGTCGAATTTTTCTTTTCTATCTATGCCAAGTTCCCCAAGCATATTTATCTGGAAAATTCCGTAAGATTTGTCCCCAGTTGATTTGTTGTCGTTTAGAGCAAGCGGTCTCCCGTTAGACTCTACTTTAGCAACAGCCCAAGCTGTTTTCAAAGCTACCCCTTCAAAACCTACAGCCCATAATAGATCTTTTAGATCACTAGGCGCAAGCATTTCGGAGTGCTCATAAGTGTCATTGCTGAACTTATTTATTATTTCTCTTTTTAGTTGTAGTTCGGTTTTTTCTTCTTTTACTTCTAAAGCCTGAGTAATAGTTGGTCCAGGCTGGACGGAAAATAGGAATAATGTTATTATTGCTATTGCGGCCCAGTTATGTACAACATCACTAAGTCTTTGTTTTACTTTCTCCATTGGCATTCCTCCTTTAGAGATAACGAACTATAATAGTACCATTGTGCTTTAAAGAGTGTCAAGCCAGTTGACCAGAAAGAATGTATGAATATATCGTTTTCCACAGTGATTGCTAACCTAAAAAGCAAAAACGGGTATGGCTACGCAGGAGAAAATATAGTTAAATCACTAAATAACCTGGGACACTTTGTTCCATTTCAAGACCCAAAGTCTAAAGTACAGTTTAATTTTTCACAACCAGCGCATTTTAAATTACATAAAAATCAATATCAAATTAGTTATACTCCGTGGGAGTCTACAGTAATACCAGAAGACTGGAAAGAATACATGGATGCTTGCGATGAAATTTGGACTACTTCAGATTGGTGTGCAAATGTTTTTGAAGATAACGGATACAAGGTGGATAAAGTTTATCCACATGGAATTGATCCAATATGGAAACCTTATAAAAGGCAAGATGACGGAATAATAAAATTTTTACATGTCGGAGAGCCAGCACCACGAAAAGCTGGTCAAATGGTTGTGGAATCCTTTATAAGTTTATTTGGAAACAACCCCGAATATTCTTTAACAATTAAAGCAGACCAAATTAATACAACAAGAGTTTATAATAACTTTATAGACAAAAACATAATTGGCGCACCAGAAAAACTTTACTCAAATATTAATTTGATAACAGAAGTTTTAACAAATGAAGAGCTAGTACAACTGTATAACTCACATGATGTTTTAATTTATCCAAGCTATGGAGAAGGTTTTGGCTTTATTCCATTTCAAGCTTTAGCAACTGGCATGCCGACTATTTGTACTAACGGATGGGCCCACTACGAAAAATATCTTGGTCCACTAAAATTAAAATCAAAAATTATAGATTCACCATGGCCATTTCCACACAAAGGAAAAGTTTTTGAGCCAAACCGTCAACATCTACTTGAACTTATGAGAGATGTATCTATTAATTTTAAAGCATATTCAAATTATTATTTTGCTCAGTCAACTAAAATACATAAAGATTATAATTGGGATCAGTTGACTGAAAACGCTTTTAAAGATATTTTTAAAAAATTTTCCTAGGGCTAGACCCCTTAATAAAAGTTTGATACACTTAGACTTCATCAAAAATTTTAATTAATCCGCAGGCGGAAGAAGAGGTCTATATGTCAACATCTATTGAAAACCCGTACGAAAACTTTATTGCATTGTCTCGATATGCACGTTGGATGCCAGAAGAAAATCGTAGAGAAACTTGGAGCGAAACAGTAGATCGTTATTTTTCTTTTATGCTAGATCATTTATTTAAAGAGCATTCATATGAGCCTTCATCAAAACTAATAACAGAATTAAAACAAGCGGTGCTAGATAGAAACGTTATGCCATCAATGAGATCCGTAATGACCGCTGGCCCAGCGCTAGAGAGAGATCATGTTGCGGGATACAATTGTTCATTTGTACCAGTAGATAATCCCCGTTCATTTGACGAAACAATGTACATTTTAATGTGTGGAACTGGAGTTGGGTTTTCTGTCGAATATAAATACGTAAATAAACTTCCAATAATTCCAGAATCTTTTGAAAAATCTACAACGGTAATTGTTGTTGAAGATTCTAAGTCTGGTTGGGCGAAAGCATTTCGTGAATTACTTGCACTTCTTTGGACTGGACAGATTCCATCAATTGATGTAAGCAAACTTCGTCCCGCAGGCGCAAGGCTTAAAACTATGGGTGGAAGATCTTCTGGCCCACAGCCTTTAGTTAATCTTTTTGATTTTACAATTGCTAAATTTAAAAATGCAGCAGGTAGACAATTCAAGCCAATTGAAGCACACGACATTATGTGCAAAATAGGTGAAATTGTAGTAGTTGGCGGAGTTAGAAGATCTGCATTAATTTCTCTTTCTAATATTAATGATATTGAAATGGCACAGGCAAAAACTGGTAACTGGTGGGAACACAATCCACAACGTGCCCTTTCCAACAACTCTGTTGCGTATTCTCGCAAGCCAGAGATGGAGCAATTTATTGCAGAATGGAAATCGGTTTATGACTCAAAATCTGGAGAGCGTGGAATATACAATGTTGCAGCAGCACAAAAGCAAGCAGCAAAGTATGGACGCAGGGATCCTGAAATACATTATGGAACCAACCCTTGTTCGGAAATTATTCTCCGTCCTTATCAGTTTTGTAATCTTTCAGAAGTCGTACTACGTGAGAATGATACAAAGAAAGATATTGAAAGGAAAGTAGAGCTAGCCACCATTCTTGGAACATGGCAAGCAACCCTAACAGACTTTAAGTATCTTCGCAAAATTTGGAAAGACAACACAGAGGAAGAAAGATTACTTGGAGTTTCCCTTACTGGTCAATTCGGACATAAGTTTATGTCTGGAAAAGAAAATTTGGAATCTTTGGAAGAATTTTTAAATTTACTTAGAGAATCAGCAAGAGCAAAAAATAAAGATGAGGCTGGGAAAATTGGGATTCCAGAGTCTGCCGCTATTACATGCGTAAAACCATCAGGAACAGTATCTCAATTGGTCGGGGTATCTTCAGGAATGCATGCTTGGCATTCTCCATATTATATTCGTACAGTTCGTGGAGCAAAGGGAGATCCTATCTCTACATTTTTAAAGGAAGTCGGGATTCCAGTAGAAGATGATGTAATGAAGCCAAACGATACATACGTATTCTCATTTCCAGTAAAAGCACCAGAAGGTGCAATTGTTAGAAGTGACCTAACCGCTATTGAACATTTAAATATTTGGTTAGTTTACCAACGTGCCTGGTGTGAGCACAAGCCATCAATTACCGTTTCAGTTAAAGAAGACGAATGGATGGAAGTAGGAGCTTGGGTATACAAGAATTTTGACGATGTTTCTGGAATCTCATTTTTACCGATGTCAGAGCACACATACAAGCAGGCTCCATATCAAGAGATATCTAAAGAAGAATATTTAGATCTTTTGGGCAAAATGCCTAAAGAAATTAGATGGGCTGATCTTTCTTTTTACGAGACGGAAGATGGAACATCTGGAAATCAAACCCTTGCATGCACATCTGACGGAAACTGTGAGATTGTAGATATAACCGCATAGTGGTAGAATATATAGTGGCGAAAGCCAAAAGGAGATAATATGAATAGCTATACAGAACAAATACTAGCAGCTCTAGGAACTTACGGAAGAGCATTCCTAGCAGCAGCTACAGCTTTATACATGACTGGAAATACAAATCCAAAGGATTTAATTGCAGCAGGAGTTGCAGCAGTTGCCCCAGTTATTCTCAAGGCGTTAAGCCCAAGCAATACAGAGTTTGGCTTTAAAAAGTAAAATAAAATAGTAGTCGATTAGGATAGCTCCTGTGCTAAAATAAGCATAGGAGTTTTCCTATTTTAGGAGATTTTGAAAATGGCAGTACAAAAGAATTTTGAAGTAGATCAAAATGCTACTTTTACCTTTGAGGTTCAATACACCTTAGAAGACGAAGTCACGCCAATAAGTTTAGTAAATGCAACTGCAAAGATGCAAGTACGTGATACTAAAGGTGGACCTAAGCTAGCATTTACACTAACATCACCCTCTGGTGGTATAACAATTAATGGTGCAACTGGAACACTAACCATTAAAATGACACCTACCCAGACAAATAAACTCTTTTATCCAAAATCTTCTTATGACGTTATGGTTGTCGATTCTAACGGGAATAAAATAAAACTCCTCGAAGGGTTTTTAACTCTCAGCAGATCGGTAACTATATAATGTCAGCAGAAAAAGTAATAGTAAAAGAAGTAAAAAATAAAGTAATTATAAAATCACCAGGACCACAAGGCCCTGCTGGAAGAACTATATTAAATGGAATCTCTGCACCATCAAATAACCTAGGGGTTATTGGAGATTTTTATTACAACACAGTTACAACAGATTTCTACGGACCAAAGATTACAGATTTAAGTTGGTCTGGAGCAACTGTTATTAAATTTATTCAAGAAGGCTCAGAGTATTCATACTCATCTTCATGGGAAATTGCTCAAGTTGTTGGACCAACCAATGATGTATATTCAGTAACAATATCACACAACCTTGGGTTTTTCCCAAACGTAACAACAAAAGATAGCTCTGGGGAAACAGTTGAAACTGGACTAGACTATTTAGACATAAATAGAATAAGGCTGACAATGGCTCAACCATTTTCAGGGACAGCATACCTGTCATAAAGGAGAAACAAAATGGCAAGAAAATTTTTAGTTAGCTTAGACCTTAACAAAAATGAATTACAAAATGCTCGAATTCAAAACCTTAGCACTGCGCCCTCAAGCCCAGTAGAAGGTCAAATATATTTTAACACAGTAGATAAAATTGTATACTTCTTTGACGGAACAACCTGGATCCCGACATCTGGCTCCCTAGAAGTAATTCAAGATGCTATTGGTGCATATGTTTCTGGTGGCACTGGCTTAACAGCAACGTATACAGATTCAACAGGAACAACAGTAATTGATCTAGATAACACAGCAGTAACACCTGGATCATACGGATCTACAACAGCAATTCCTACATTTACAGTAGACGCACAAGGTCGTTTGACTGCAGCAGGAACAGTAAACGTAGCAACTAATCTTTCAATTGCTGGAGACACTGGAACAGACACAGTTGATTTATTAACTGACACATTAACTGTTTCAGGTGGAGAAGGAATTGATGTTGCAGTAACAAACAACACAATTACAGTATCAGCAGAAGACGCAACTTCATCTAATAAAGGTGTTGCAAGTTTTGATGCCATAGACTTTACCGTAGCATCAGGCGCAGTAACATTAAATGCTGAGCGTGTACAAGATATTGTTTCTTCACAAATTGTTGCTGGAGAAGGCATTGATGTATCATACGATGATACAGCAGGAACCCTAACAGTAGATGCAGAAATTGCAACAACTACAAATCGTGGTGTTGCTTCATTTGCAGACGCAGACTTTACCGTAACAGATGGCGCAGTAAGTATTAAAAATGTTAATCTTGCAACACAAACAACTGGTAACTATATTGCAACAATTGCTGGAACAGCAAATGAAATTACAGTTTCTGGTTCAGGATCAGAAAATTCAGCAGTAACAATTGGGCTTCCAGATGACGTAACAATTACTGGCAATCTTCTTGTGGGTGGCAACTTAAATGTTACAGGAACAGTTAACTCTGTAAATACAACCCAGGTAAACATTGTTGATAACAAGATTAATCTTAATACTGATTTTACTGGAGCACCAGTAGCAGACGCTGGAATTCGTGTAGAGCGAGGCAGCGAAACAGATGTTGAAATTCTATGGAACGAGTCCTCAGATAAATGGACAGTTACAAATGATGGAACTAACTATCATGCAATAACTAGAAAGTATGTCGAGACGTTAAACTCAGTAGCAACATCATACACGGTTACTCATAACTTGGGTTCAACTGATGTTTTAGTACAGGTTTCGCAAGCAGCTTCTCCATATGCTAAAGTTGAGACAGACGTAGAATTAACATCTGCATCTGCCGTAACTATTAAATTTGCAGTAGCACCTGCATCAGGAGAATACAAAGTAGTAGTAATAGGCTAAATAAAAAATGAAACTTAAGTCTTTATTAAACCTTCTAACGCTGGCAGAAAATCCATCTACAGCTTTAGAGGGTGACGTATACTTTAATATTTTAACAAAAAATATTAGAATATATAATGGAGATTTTTGGGTAGACATTACCCCACAAAGCGATGACCCAACCCCATTTTATATGCATACACACGCATACGATGGAGCAGTACACACAATAGATGTAGAAAATCCAATTACATTTAAAGATGTTAATACTACACAAAGTGTTTCAGAAAATATTCCAGTTGTTGTAGGTATTGATGGTGGTAGCCCAAGTGATATAGTAGACGCACCTAGTTTTGAAAGACTGTCTTTGCTTCCTGGAGGGTTTTCAGATTCTCTGTATTCCCCTGAATCAGATAGTGTAATTCTTAACGGTGGAGATTCTATTAATGAGTATACATTAATAATAAACGGAGGAAGCTCAAGTGGTAGTTAGAATTCAATTAAGAAGAGACATAGAGTCTGACTGGGTTAGAGATAATCCAATATTGCTTGCTGGAGAAATTGCTATATCCTCAGATTTAAATAAATTTAAAATTGGAAACGGATCTACGTGGAGTAGCACTTCATACTACAGCTCTCTTACCACTCAAGATTTAGAAAACACCTTGTCTTCATATGTGGAAGTTGGAGATGTTGGAAATGCAGGAGGCCCAGCAAAATTAGATATTGACGGAAACCTACTAATTCCAAAAGACAAAATTATTATAGAAGGCTCTACTGCAAACGATTATGAATTAACACTACAATCCCCAGACGTAGCCTCAGACATAACAGTAAATCTTCCCAGCGCATCAGGAACAATAGCGTTGCTATCACAAGTTCCTACTAGCTATAATGATTTAAGCAACAAGCCTGTTTTATTTCCTGGGTCTTATAATAATTTAACCGATAAACCAACACTGTTTAGCGGATCTTATATTGACCTAACTGATAAGCCAACACTATTTGGTGGATCTTATAACGCTTTAACTGACAAGCCCTCTTTGTTTAGCGGCTCTTATGTAGATTTAACTGGTAAGCCTTCTTTGTTTAGCGGAGCATATGATGATCTTTCTGGCAAACCAACCATTCCAAATTTAACTGGATATGCAACTGAAACATACGTTGGAACTGCAATTTCAAACTTAATAGATGCAGCACCAGGTGCTTTAAATACTTTAAATGAAATAGCCGCAGCAATTAATGACGACGCATCGTACGCAGCAACAATAACCACAGAATTAACAGCAAAAGCTCCATTAGCTTCACCAACATTTACTGGAACGGTTTCGGGTATTACTAAAGATATGGTAGGCCTAGGAAATGTTAATAATACAACAGACGCCCTTAAACCAATATCAACAGACACATTAAACGCTCTTAATCTTAAAGCTCCATTAGCCTCACCAACATTTACAGGCACCGTATCGGGGATTACAAAAACAATGGTAGGCCTAGGAAACGTGGATAACACCTCGGATATAGAAAAGTTTTTAATTGTAACAAATTCTCAATCTTCTTCATACACACTACAAGGTTCAGATGCAAACAAAATGATAGAAATGACAGAAGTTAGCACTTTGACAATACCAAACGACTCTACCTATAATTTCCCTATTGGAACATATATTGAAGTATTACAAACTACATCAAGTCAAGTTACTATTGCTGGAGAAGGATTTACCCCAAATGCAACACCAGGTTTAAAATTAAGATCTCAATGGTCAAGCGCAAGTTTAATTAAAAGAGCAGCAAATTCTTGGGTAGTTTTAGGAGACCTAAAGGCGTGAGATTTTTAAGATCTTCAAAAATTAAAAAAAGAATATCTGTACCAAATACTGTTGGAATGGTTAGAGCAGAAGCCTTATCATTACTAAATAGTTTAGGATTATCTGTTATAGAAAATAACACAGGAACTTCAAATGAATCTTTGGGTGGAAAAATAATTGATCAGTCTATTGCAGAAAATTCAGTTGTTCCCGTAGGAACTCAAATAGAATACACATATGGATCTTTTAGCTTTACTCCATTTGGCTTTACACCATTTTCATTTACCCCAGCACCAGATCCTCCAGTTGATCCCACACCATATTCTTTTTCAGCACCCTTAATTGATCCTCCATTTTCATTTACACCAATTGTTTTGCCACCATATGATTTTACAACATATAATTTTACAGGTTTTTCATTTGCACCCACCCCAGGCGAGGGAGGTAAATCTTTAGGAGCAGCTACTTTAGTTAAAAGTAAAAATCCACAAGGATTAATATTGGCATATAACTTAAAAGTTGGAGATGTACTTTATTCTGCTGCAATTGAAGGAATTAATACATCTAATGATCAAATTTCAAATTACATACAAAATTGGTCAACACAAGACACATCAATAGACACAGACATAGAAACTACCGTAGTTGCAATGGCTGCAAGAATTACAGATGGGGCTATTGTTATTAATGAAAACAAATATTCTAAAGCACACTGGATATTGATTAAAAATAATGAAGGAATAAAATTTAAAAATGTTACCGATGTCTTACTAACAGATTTAATATTTTCCCCAATGACACAAGACTGGAATCCCGTTACCCAGTGTATGCCAATAAACTCTACAGAGCTAGTAGTTTCTATAAACGTAGAGCCATATGATGTATTTTTTACAGATAACGCCTTAGTCCATGATTCCTACAACGCAGCACTAGACCCAAATGCAATCAATTCATCAGAAGAGGATTTTTCAGAAAAGCTTATAGTAATGTATACAGAATGGCAAAATTTAATAAAAAAATAGGTGTGTCCTATAATAATAAATAGGATATAATATACCTACAAGTCATAATTTTGGAGCAGTAAAACAATGGCAACAAATTTTCCAAGTTCGATAGACTCATTAACAAATCCAAACTCAACGGATGAGTTATCTAGTCCATCTCACTCGCAACAACATACTAATGCTAATGATGCGATAGAGGCATTACAATCAAAAGTTGGAGTTAATGGCTCTCAAGATGTAAACTCTTTAGACTATAAGGTAGCAGATGTAATTGCTCAATTGCAAGACATTGAAAACTCAACCTCAGTAGCAGAAGTTCTTTTAGGCCTAGAAGGAAACAATGACCTTACAGTTGCGGGAATTGAAAACAAAACAAAAGTAGATGAGTTTTCAAAAACAGCATACAGGACAGTTTCATACAAGCTTCAGATTTCAAAAGGAAGCGAATACGCAACATCAGATATTTTATTACTAAACGATGGAACAAATTTAAACGTAGTAGAATCAAATATTATATCTAACACAAGCAGTACTCTTGCTAATGTTACTTTTGAAGAAAATTCAGGTATAATAAGTTTAAACGTAGCACCAATAAGTGGATCTGTAACCGCTAGATATTACAGAACGTCTTTAAAGTCTTAAGGCGGTAGGAGATAAAATGGCAACGGTAGTAAAAAACTTTAGAATCAAACAAGGCCTTGTAGTTGAAGGATCAACAGGAACAATCAATGGCCAAAACATACTTACAGAAACAGGCGGAGATGCTTACATTCTCAATCTTGTTGGTGGAACCAATCTTATAACCTCTGTTGAATCAACACAGATGGAAGTTATTGCTGGAGAACTTAATATTAAATCTGGCGTATTTGACGCTTCAGGTTCCGCAGCAGCAGCACAATCTGCAGCAATTTCTACAGCAGCATCAGATGCAACATCAAAAGCAAACGCAGCCCAATCTGCAGCAATTTCAACAGCATCAGCCGATGCAACATCAAAAGCAAACGCAGCCCAATCTGCAGCAGCATCAGACGCTACTACAAAGGCCAACGCAGCTCAGTCAGCAGCAGAAGCAACAGCATCAGCCGATGCAACATCAAAGGCCAACGCAGCTCAGTCAGCAGCAATTTCAACAGCATCAGCCGATGCAACATCAAAGGCCAACGCAGCTCAGTCAGCAGCAA